GCCTGCTGTTTGCGTAGCCAGGTATCCATGGATGTCTCTGTCTCGCGTACAACTTCAGTTGCTAAGAGATTCTGTGGCTTATCGGCACCCTGAACACGCGCAACTTCGGTCATAAAGTGCTGGGTGTACTTTTGTAGTTTTTCGTCGACTTTCTCGGGCAGAGCGGAAACGCCCATTTTCTTCGTATAGCGCCCGCGTAGGAAACCGACGATCTTGTTATAATTTTCTCTGTTTAGAAACAAGTTCTGTTGCGGAACACTGGGTCGTCCGGACATCTTTCTAAACTATCAATATATATCGTAAGCACGAATTGACCGCTTTAGATACAGAGGGTTTTTAGTGCCTTTTCTAAGGCTCCATGCCGAGGCTTCTCTTCGGCAAAAATTACATCACGAAAGCTATTTATAGTATCATCGTCGATGACATTTTTACATAGTGTAGCAAAGTCCTTGCCGTTAAGTAGACAAATAATCATAAATAAGCAATACATACCACATTCGGATGTCTTACGCTGGTGGCGAATGTCGTTGTAGTAAATATTCTTACAGCCCTGGTCTTTACAGCGTTTGAGGAGTTTTGTAATTTCATCGGGGGGTTCGTATCCATATGAATCAAAGTAATATGCGTTTCCTTTCTCTAAGTCAATGAAGGCACATACCCAGTGCGAGCCAGGTTCATCATGAGGATCTAAGTTAAAGATAATACCAATCTTTGTTTTTCCTTTCTTTGCCGATTCGTTCAAGTCCAGCTTACAAAGTTCGTTCACAATACATTTTCCCCAGTTGTTTTTATCTTTATCGTCAAAGTCAATGGGCACAGGACCAATAAAATCAAACGAAGGATTTGCATCCTCATATTGTTTCATAACATCTTCAATGTTGTAACTATCCAACCAGTCGGTCGGTTTCTTATCCCATTTTTTAGGCTTTTCAGGACGAAAGAATTTGGACATATCTTTCTTTTCGTCTTCGGATAATCCAGATAGTTTCTTTACGGCACAGAACTCGGTTTCGCATTTGTAATGGTTTTTCATACTATTTCGTAATTGGTTCCAGAGTTGAGTATCGGTTGTACCGGATATCGCTGTACCGGCATCTTGTTTACGATTTTTGCGTGTCTGTCGTACACTAATTTTGTTCCGGGGATGCGTTTTGTTCCACGCAACCCGCATACGTTCAAGAGCAGCACTAGGAAGACAGGTCTGTCCATCCCGGCGATGTAACGCAGGGTTACATTGAAATGTAGACATTCTTACCGTCCTCTTATACTGTATTTAGAAAAAGATGATACCAATGTAAATGGAGGACAACTCTGCTTCATGTAGTACAAAGCCTAGGCGTAAGCATCACGGAGAACCGGTGATTAAAGATGTCTTTTTTCGCCGGTTCTTTGTGCCGTTAATTGTATCCGTACTCATTCTCTGCGGCGTTGTGACTGTAATATCCACTCCGCCCGGCACCGGTGTAAAGTGGGATACATTTGCAACGGCATTTGGTGATGCTGCAAAGACGGTGGCAAAGGTGGGTGGTAGACGCCGATAAACTAACTGGACATATAATAGAATGTCTTCGTTTAACTGGCCTTACATGGTCGCCCTTGGCATCTGCGGCATGATGGTTGTTATTGTTGGAATTGTATTTGGTACACTGATACCGAAGGATTCTGCGCAAAATACGAAGTTGCTTGCGCTAGTAACTGTGTTCAGTTTTGTATCCTCATTGATTGCGTATGCCCTGGCACTTTTCCATTTTAGCCATAATCCGTCGCAGTTAATTCAGTTTATATTATTTATAGTTATGATTGTGGTTCTCCCCTGCGCGCTTATATCGGCGGGTGTATCTACACTCACGATAAGCAATTTACGAGATACATTAGCAGCGGGCAGTCATTAATACCCCCAGCCCAACCGCCCTCAACCCTAACCGCCCTCAACTCCGTCTTGGCACGGTGTATTGCCATGAGATTGTTGGGTCTACGACCCAACAATCCCAAAGGCATACTCCGTCTAAACCCATCACTTCATATTGATAACAACATGAAGCGATTGGATGTTCCTTTTCTGTTTCTCGGTCCGGCGGGATCCGGCAAAACCAAAGAACTCCGCAGGCTTATTGAAGCAGAGAACAATGGAAAGATTACCTATCCGCTGGAAATGCGAAATTTTGTCGTAGGTGATAATTACGAAGCCCGTGTCTTTACAAGCCCCTATCATTTTGAAATTGATATTCCAAACTTGTCTATGCAGGACAAACAGATTATAGGAGATCTACTTACAAGTTTCTTCTCCAGCGGCGATGTACTCAATAGTCTAAGATCGTCGAATCGCAAACTGGTGGTCCTGCGCCGTGCGCACAGTCTCTCCTTAGCCGCCGCCATCAGGGTTCGCGCAATTTTACAACAGTTTGTTTTACCACCCGATGCTGCCGGTATGCTCTGGATTACCGCCCGTGAGATTACCGGTCCCCTTGCACTATTAGACGACGCGTTTGTCCGTTATCGTATGCCCCGTCTACAGTATACGGCGTGGCAAACCACCGTTCCCCCCGCCTTTGCGAATCCCGCAGCCTACGAGAAGTGTGAGGGACGCCTTGACCGCGTGGAAGAGATTCAAAAGTATCTGCCAAACGGTATCCCAAATGCCGCCGCCTGGCCGCGCCGTATTCAGGATTTCTACGACGAAATGATATATACACTTATCACCGCCGCACGATCAGGTAAGGCGCCAAATCTACAAGCAATTCAGTGGGTGCGCGGAATCGTCTATCAGGCACTCAGTTTCTGTCAAACGGGACCAGAAATTGTGGACAGTTCCGCCGCCGCCATTGAGCGCCAATATGAACTGTTAGAACCCCAGGTCTTCTGGCTCGCTATGAAGTCACTCACGACGGCGGAGCCGCATACCTCGTATCGTACGCCGCTATCATTGGAATCGGCAATTCTTTTCCTTTTTGAAACAATACGCACACATTCAACACCAATAAAGCCGTCAGCACAACATAAAAAAGGGACACCATTACAAAATGAGCTCAGTAAGCCCGACACCGCCGGTGGAGTCGGCGCAGCGGCTCCTAAAGTCGGTCCCGCTGCCGTCGAGGCGGCACCAAAACCCGCCACTACCACTAAGCCCCCAAGAGTTCGCCGAATCAAAAAAGCAGATTCATAGCGGATGGGAACAACAGACTATTTTATCATTGTTAGAAAACCCAGGAACCAAAGGATTCAAATACCATCTCCAACACGGTTGTACTTTATTTTTAATTACTCCAGAGCCTCAAACGGCAGATCGTATTGCGGAGACAGTAGATATGATTCTTCGGTGGTTAGGTGCGGCGACAGGATTTAAGATTTATTTATGGTATCGTGATGATCCGCGACAACTTCGCGTGAATCAGTGGCCAACGAAAACGCAGGTGAATGGCGGATGGACTACCGTAGGTACGCCGAATATTGTCATTTATCGCAAAGAGGAGTGGGAGCGTGTGCTTATTCATGAACTTATTCATGCAATGCACTGGGATTGGAAAGTAGATTCAACCCCCAAATCATGTTGGAAATTGAAGAAGACCGATAAATTGAATCCGCATTTATTTGAAGCATGGACCGAGTTATATGCGGAGTGGCTCATATGTGCGGTATACGGCACATCATGGGCGACACAACGCAAACACCAGGATTTTCAGGCAATACAATTATTGGCACGAGCAAAGCGAGGATGGCAAGAGAATACAAGTGTATTTGCCTATTATGTGTTGAAAGCAGCGTTAGCGCCACATTTTGAGTTTTTATGGGCGTTTGGAGAGGGGAAAACACCTGAGGAGCATTCATATGTGATGTGTTCTCTTGTAACACCTGAATTAAACCGTTTGCGTCAACAAGCAGAGCATACAACTCCACAGGATATTAGCTTAAGAATGAGTACAATGTAATGAAAAAATTGAAGGGTCCTATGGGCATTGACAAATTCACACACCGAAACTACTTATCTTCCTATGGGCATCCGTGGCTTAACTGGCTGGATCCGTTGGGCAGCGCCCGCGGCTATCCGCGCCCCCAACTGGTCTTCCTACAAACACAAGCGTGTCGGCATCGACATTCTTGGATTTCTTTATAAAGCAAAAGCGAATAACATTCTTCCTACTGTGTACATTGCGCATCTAATTGCAAAATGTAGACAATACAATATTCTTCCTATACCGGTCTTTGACGGTAAGCCGCCTGATGAGAAGCGGGAAACGATTCGGCTGCGGCGCGAGGAGCGTCTTAAGAACGACCAAAAGCGCAAGCAGTTGGCGACTGATTTGAAGACGGCGACTATGACAAATGGTCAGCGAGAGACTGTAGAGAAGGAGTTTGACAGTCTGGCGATTGGATCTATCTATGTGACGACGGCTGAGCGCGATGAAGTGAAGCGGCTTCTTTACGCAGCGGGTGTCATCTTTCTAAACGCAAATGGTGAGGCAGACAATATTCTGGCATATCTAGCACGCCGTGGCGAGTTGGACGCTGTGATGACGAATGATATGGATCTGTTGGCGCGCGGCGTCAGTAATCTGCTGGTGCCAGACACTGCCGGTGTGCCTGGTGACACCAAGGGTTGGACTTCGTACGACTTGAATACTATCATTGGCGAAGCAGGTCTCGTCTATCAACAGTTTCTTGAAATGTGCGTTCTTATGGGTTGTGATTACACCAGCAAGGTGAAATCACTACCGTACAAGGTCTCTTACTTTAACATCAAATACAAGGGAACGCTACATCGTACTCTTCAGTCCATTCAGGTGAAAGACACCTCCATTTACGATAAGGCACTTGAGATACTGAATGGACGACACGAAACGGTGGATGGACTCATGAATGAGACGCAGTGGTTAAAGTGGTCACTGTGGCTCAAAGGGAGTAAAGATGTAATCTCCACTGAAACCGACTATCTTGATGAGTTGCGCGGAAAGGAACTCAAGGAGATGGACGATACAGAGTTTCGTACGCTGTTTCAGTCCGATAGTTTGACAGTGGTTACCCCTACTGCACCTCCAGAGGTTCTCATGACCATATAAAATGTTCCTATCGTCAAAATAAATAAAATTAAAAAGAGTATCGCGGATAATAGTATATATGGGAAAATTCTATTAATAATATGACTAATGATAGGATCAAGAATAGATTGAATTCGTGCTTGATTTTCGGGCGATCGTAACAAAACCAGTACTTTATCACCTATATGTTCCGCTAAATCGCTTGATGCTTCCATATAACGGTCGCGTGTTCCAGAATCCCGAGGCGTCGTCATTGAGATGGGGTGCGGAACTATTTTTCAACCTACATCGCAGTTCTCAACAGACAACATGTTTGGCATCCCGGAACGACGCGCCGAAGGTAACACCGTATACTTTTATGTTCCAATGGCAACTCCTATTTCCCTGGATGTGCGCCTACAAATGAACAGCAAATTAACAATAGTTCCCGACCCATCAGTACAGGCGAAGTTTACAACAGTACAAAAGGCAGTTCTTATGGAGCTAACCAAGACGGAATCGCTGTTCAAGAACAAACCATCGTATGAATCCCTGGAGCGCATTACACCGCAGTGGGGTGTTATATATGATGCCGACAATAAGCCACGATGGAGCGAGTATACAGAACGGGAGTTCTACTTTTCAGTAAAGGAGGGCGCTTATACCCAGTGTATCGTTAATCTGGAGTTAGTTGGTATTCTAATTACCCGGTCTACCATTTCACCAAAGTTTGCTGTAAAGTTTGTGAAGGAGGATAAGGTGGATGTTATTGATTTTGATTGGCAAGCAACTGCTACTCCGGCACCTGTAAAAGAGATTGAGGAGGTGAGCGATTTGGGTACAGCCGAAGGGGATGTAAATACATTGACTTTGCGCAGCCCGGCATTAATAGCAAAAGAGAAGGCGGCGGCGAAAGAAAAGGTAAAGGTCCTCTTCCGGACTGCTGAAGATGCGCGAGAGGCGGCATTAGATGCGATGACAAGCTTTTTCAATAAATATGAAGTGTCCGACAACGAGTCCCAATTTAGCGACTGGCTGAGCGATGACAACGAATCAACAAACAGCGAGCCCTAAAAAAAATACACACAAGGGAATTAGAGAAACGATGTCGTCACGAACACCACTCCTGGTTGGTCTAGCCGTATTGGTTGCCTTAGGTCTAGTATTTGTATTGGATCCTACCCTTGGCGGACTCCTAAAGCGTAAACACCACCGTGAGGGATTCGAGAATTCCGGTAATGTTGTAAATACTTCAGGTCCTCAGTCTATGACGGGCACGCCCGCCAATGCTTTCCCCAACCCTGGACCAGTTGACCTCGCCCGTATCATGAACGCCACCCAGAATGCAACGCCGAGAGGCACGACGGTAAGCCCCGATACCCCGCCGGCGGTGAAGGAGGGCTTCCAGGATGCCCCGTCCCCCATGCCGCT